AAACACATCGTCCGTAGCGGTCATATTCTGGGTAAGCACCCAATGGGTTTTCTACACGAATGCGTGGCATACGAGCCTCAAAGTCAGGCTCTACAACAAACGGCAGGAAGGCATAGGTATTATACCAATCTGCGCCTGTATACATCTGGGTTTGTAACCCAGAAAATTCAACATAGTTGTTGACAATCATAGAACGCAAGTCAGCGTTCTTCTTAGCACGGTCACTGTTTACGTCAGGTGTCTGACAGTTAAACGATGGTAGTGGTGCTAGAACTTCAGCCAAGTCACGAGCAACAACATCAACGAAGTTGGCAATCATCGGCTTAGACATGCCCTCAGGGAACATGTCAGGGTATACAGATACCATGTCACCACGGCGTACAGCAGTGATATCAGCCATACGCTGGTCACGTACTGAGTATCGTTGGCGTAGGTAAAGTACCTTGTCAGCGACCTGTTCCATTGAGAGTGCCATGAATATCCTTAAAGATAAGTTGTAAATTGTTCCATTGCTAAATCGTCAAGATTAACAATGGCTTGTTGCGCCATCTGGCGCTGTGTAACAAAGCGACTTGTTGCGTGGTAGATTTGAGTTCCTGAGTGCTGAATCATTTCTTTGGCTTTAATCTCGCAGAACCACAGAGCCATAACAACGTCTGTAGGATTGCGAGTTCCAGGCTTCCAAGTAATCAACTGATTGATTAGAGCCTTGATGCCCTCGTGGTACTGAGGGTCTGGTAGTTCAATGAGGTTATCTCGGTTGTGCTTGTTACTTGTCATAGTACCAAACAAACCTTGCATAGCAGCCACACCGAAGTCAGTGTCCCACTTGTTCTTGCCAGTGAAGTGACTAGAGAATCTAACACCCTTGTTAGCCAGATACTGGCGGAACTCTTCATCCACCTCATACATCTTCTGGTGGGCGTTGATTTCAATACGCAGTTCTACTGGGCGGTAAGTGTTAATCCAGTCTTCAATGACTGCACGAATCTTGCCAGGTGTTGGGTCTGACATATTGTAGGCATCTAAAACCATACGCTTGCCAGACTGACGGTCTATTGCATAGGCTACAAATGCGGTCTTTCCTGCCATAGCAGGGTCCATACCAATTAAGGTTACCCATTGTCCGTCTCGTGGATGTCCAGCCGCTCCCACGCGGAGAGGACCAGGCTTACGCATACGGTTAACACAGGCATTAACAATCGTTGGGTTAAAAATCGCGTCATCGTCAATATCCTGTTGCTGGTAAACTAGTGCCCATGTTGAGGCAGTCACCTCGCTACGTCTTGAAAAGAGTGCTGGTCCATCCCATTTCTGGTAGTAACCATCTTCATCTGCGACAGCATCCTCGTCACCATCCCAAGGACGGTCTGAACGCTCCCAGAGAGTAACCCACTTCTTAGGGTCATCATTGACTTCTAAGGCTGCTGGCATAGCCAAGCGAGTGAATGGGCTTGCACCACCAGACCAGTGTTCTGGATTGCGCAGTTCGCGGTACAAGTCGACCGCGCCAATGCGAGTACCCACAATGAGTAACTTACCGTTCTTACCCAGACGAGTGATAACTTCCTTCTGAAGCCAATCTAATTGCTTCTCCCACTCATGGGCATTCGCGGTCGTAATAACGTCATCTAGGATAATCAGGTCTGCACGGGCACCGTAAATCTGACCACCAATACCTAGGGCTTGAAGCGTAGGGTCCTTTTCAGAACTATCACGGGCTTCTTGACCTAAGTAAACCGTATCGGTTTTCCAGGTGTCAGAGTCTTCTTTCCAACCACCAGAAGGTCCATAGACCTGCTGCAACTTAGCATAGCGTGGATGTGATAGTCGTTGCTTGATGGAGTATACGAACTCACGAGCCTTATTTAAGGTTTTAGAAACAACAATGATGCGAACATTTGAATCCATAGCAATGCGGTAAGTAGAATAACCAACAGTAATAACCGTGGACTTGGCGTGTTCTGGGGGGACATTTATGAGGATACGATTCTTGTTGCCCTTTTCATAGGACATGGAGGGATGGAGCCAAGAAGGTTCCCTTCCCTCCAGAACATCAATCCAGTCCTGCTGGTGAGGGAATACTTCGTTACCCAAGAACTCTTTGGAGAACGTGGCGAAGTCTATGTTCTTGCCGTTCTCGCTTCCCAGGGTGACCTTCATGAGGTCTGAACCCTTGGTGCGTGCTATCTCTAGGTTCTTGGCGAACACAGGGTCTGTGAGCCACTTCTTTAGAACATCGGGCTTGCGCCCCACCATAGCAATCGCGGCGCGAACCTCAATGCCATTTTCTACATGGGCTATAACCTTGGACTTGTCTTCTCTCAGGCGTACCACATTATGGTGCTCTGCACCGCCCTTGGCTGCCATATGAAGTTATCCTATCTAAAGCATTCACCTAATATCATCTCGTAATAAAATGATATAAAAGAACTTAATATAAGAGCGCCCAAAGGCGCTCATAATAGCAGCCCCCAAAGGGCTGCTTTAGGTTGTTAAAGGCAGCCACAAAAGGCTGCCATTAGGTTGTGTGCGCAAAGCGCACTTATGTTATTTTACCCTACATATATACTAACCCTGTTACAAAGGGACTGTAACGTTTCGTTATCAAATTGTTATAAACTATTTTTAAAGTCCTTATTCCAATGGGTTTTATATTGTGAGCCTATTACCAAAATACTGGAAAAAATATTTGGTTGTAGCCTATATATATATACGGACCGCTCGCTATGTAAGGGGGGGTCAAAGGTTTTCCACAGGTTATCCACACCTGTTGATAAGGTTGTGGATGGATTGGATACCATCCCTGACCCCTTGGGGGTAGTTGAAAATTAAACTATTGAAATTTAAATGATTGAAAGTTCAAACACTTAACACAATGGGACAGAGGACAGTCTCCCCCTGTGGATAACTATGCCTCACCTGTGGATTATTGTTCACCAACTGTTCACCTGTTGTTCACCTGTAATTAACCTCCTATTAACCTTTGTCTGCTCTAATGATTCTTGTTAGGGATAAGCCCCGACAGATAAACGGAGGTAAGGCAATGGGAGTCCACACAATGACCGACACAATGCTAAACGGAATCGTGAAAGACAACGCAATCGGAAACCTAAAGGAATGGGCGAACAATACCTTTCTAGGGGAGGACGTAATCGTGAGAGTCGTTGAAGAACTGGGTACGATTTTTTGGCTAACCGAATCCGAAATTGCGGAAATTGTAGCAATCAAGGAATAGACCGAAACCCCGCAAGGGGTCGCACCGTAAGGCGGTGCCTGACGAGGTCAGCAACAAGGAGGTAAGAAAATGAAATTGCAAGATTGGGAACTTGAGGAACTTTATAAGGACGACATTAATAACAGCGTAGAACTGGTGGAGATTTGGGGAATGCAATACGAGCCCGCAACGGTGCTAAAGGAATGTGACCCAATCGCCTACCGTGTCGGATTCTCCGACTGGCTAGACTACCAGGAGAATTGCGAGGACTGCGACCTAAACCCGATTGAGTGCAGTTGCGAGGCTATCTAGGGGGCTTGGCTCTCCCCCGTGCTTACGGGTACGGGGTAGGGCTTGGCTAAACCCTAGCCAGATAGAAACAAATGGAGGTAAGACAATGGAAGAGGAAACAGAGTTCACAACAGTTCAAGAGATACTAGACACGGCATACGTAAAGTTCGGCGGTTGGTCAATGAGCGCACGTGAGGTTATTGACTGGATAGCCACCGAGATTGACGCACTAGAGGAGGTTAGATAATGTTTAACTCACTAGTAGTAATCGTAGAGGGCGTAAAGTATGTCTATGAATGTCACAGCCACAGCAAGGCTATGGAGATTCTCGCGGGGCAATACGAAATTACCAAGAGGATAGATTCATTCCAACTAATCTAGGTCACTAGTTTCGCCCCTATCTTTCGGGATAGGGACGGGACGGGCAACCTAGCCCGAACTACAAGAAACGGAGACAAGACAATGACAACGGCACAACTAGCCCAACTAATCGGGCGCGAAGGGCTACTAGAAACTAACGGGCTACGGGTAGCCGTCAAGATTACGGACGTAAAGCAAGCCTATGGACGCACACGCTACACCGTGACTCCTTTAAGTGGACACGGCTTAGCAACGGTGGAGGATTTTAGAGTGGAGGTTACGGGATGAACTGGACACCAAAGGCAAGGCGGTTAGGTAGCAACTTAATCGCCCTGTCCTGCCTGGTAGCAAGTGCAGGGGTTATCGTGCTTATGTTCATCTTGATAACGAACAGATAACGGAATGGTAAAGATTTGGTAAAGATTTCCAAATGTCCTTGACCTTAATAACGGCAACTGGTACAACTTAAGTAAGCAATAACACGGAGGTAAGAAAATGAAAGTAACGATTACGCAATCAAGGGGTGGCGATTATCCAACACCCCCTACGGACGGCAAGTGTCAGGTGTGTGACCGCCAGACACACGGCTACTGGGGCGAGAGAAATAAGCAAGGCTTGTTTATCTGCCACTACTGCAAGCAAGGCAAGTAACAACAACAACGAAACTTGGAGGTTTCAAATGATTACAGTACGTAGACTGCCCCACAATGGGGCGTTAGAACTAAGCGCAATGGTACGAGATACGGCAGGGTGGGGCGTGTGGCTAGAACACACCACTTACTACGGCTACAACAAGGCAGAGGCTAAGCGGAGATTCCGTGAACACCTCATTGAAAAGCACTACGTGCTAGTGAATAACTAGGAATTGGAGGATTTCTAATGGAAAAGTATGTTATTTACATTACCTATGGTGTGTATGTGGATACAGATACAACCAACGAGCAAGAAATAATTGCTATGGGTGTTAGTAAAATGTTTAGTCACGGTGAGGTTGCGGTGACGCAATCGTGTGACGTAGAAATTGAATGCGTAACTAAAGAGTTTATGGAGGTAACACAATGAAATACAAAATTACTATTGTGCTAGAAACGGACAACGGTAATCCCCTCAAGTGGGATTGGAATGAATTATTAGATGAACAAGGAATTGAAACTCTATCTGTAAAGCAGGTGAACAATGATTAAGACACCACTTAAGGGTAAGCAAGTAACCATAGTCTGTGACGAGGCTACGCTACAAGAACTTTACAAGTTAAACGATTACCAATGGGATAACTTTAATGAGGGAGAGTTTATGTTCTTTATCGGTGAGGTAGAGGACACCGAATTGAATGATGAACAAATGGAATTCTATGGGAACAACTAGACACGCCGTAAAATCAAGGGTACTTGACAAGCCTATGCCTGATAAGTATAATTGTAATAGTTAGCAACAACGCTAACAAAAATGGAGGTAACAAATGAACATAGTATTGCGAGAGTCTGTAAAGACTAAGGCACTACTTATCAGGTGTGCTAAGTGCGACTGGTATGTGGGCAAAGCAACAGAGAACAACATCATTGAGGCGCAAGAAAGAATGTGTCACACCTGTTGCGAATTGCCAGAACATAACCACAACACGGTATGCGCCACACTCTAGGTGACTAGCCTGTACCCCGTGCTACGGCACGGTGTACGGGTGGGCTACCTAGCCTGTAAGACAATAGAAACTGGAGGGTTTCAAATGACAACAGCAATAACAGATTACCTAGACTCTATCGGCGTAACAGTTGATAGCACTAGAATCTATGATGAACAGCCTAAGTGGGCGCAAGGTATGGACGGGTACGAATGTATCCTCAAGCGCAACGGTGACAGAATGTTTGCCACCCCTTTCTATCAGGGCAAGGCACACACCGAATCGCCTAAGCGTGAGGACGTACTACACGCCCTGCTATCAGATAGGGGTACGTTACAGTACGCCAATGAGTTTGAGGATTGGGCTAGTGGCTTAGGCTACAACGCAGATAGCATCACCGATAAGAAATTGTTTGATGCAATTACCGAACAGACACACAAGTTAGAGTTACACTTTACAGAACAGGAACTATCTGTCCTGTCCGCACTAATGGAGGATTACTAGAATGAATGCAAGAGAGTGGCTAGACATACAAGGCGTAGACAAACTTAAATCCGAATGGGAAATTGTCTACGGAAACGAGGAGGAAAAGTATGAAACTATTTAACAAGCAACAGCAAGACACATTCGCACAACTAGATGAACTAATGGTGCGTATGGCAAGTGACGAAACGTATGACGAATACATCATTATCAGGGGAGGTATGAAATGTGGAAAGTAACTCTTGAATTTAACATTGACCCTAATGATTACGAGCATTGGGACAGCCTCGCTGATGCTGTCTATGATGAAATTGCAGACCTTATGCGCTCGGACATAATGGCAGGTTGTTTAGTAGAGGAGATAACCAATGTATAAGTTTATTGCAGAGTTGATAGAGGACTTGAATAAAATTATGAAAGAGAATGAAACCAAATGGAGTGACCCTGAACAAGAGTCAGATGTTAAGTATGACATAGGGTTTCACGCAGGAATGCTATACACAATAAAGAAAGTGAATGATTATAATGGGCGATAGATTTACATTCGGTGTAACCGATAGAACTGGTGACGTGCTGTACCTTTACTCTCATTGGGGCGGAGAGGACTGGGATAACAACCTAAAGAATGCTATCCACAAGGGGTATGCACATAGTCAAAGTAGTGAACGTGCTAACCGTATTATTATCTCACAACTAATTGGTGAATCTTGGGATAGCACAACGGGCTACGCCTTTAGTATCAACAACGTGACGGATACCGAATACGAATACGTGCCAGTGGTGGACTTTAACCATAGCACCGTTACATTCTATGAGTATAGTTATGAGCACGAACTAGGTGATGCGTTACTTAAACTATCTATCCTTGAGTACCTAGGTTGTAAGGACATCTTTGGTTTGTTGCACTATGCGCAACGTGAACTAGAGGAGGCTAGACCAGATGTCACCGTATGAATTAGATGATGATGAGATACACACCGTATACACACAAGAGGTGTACATCTGTAAGCGGTGTAGCATGAACGACCCTTGGCATGAGTGTGAAGGGAGACCAGACAATGAGTGAGACTATGCACTGTGACTGGGTGTGGCAAGATACCCGTGACGGCTACCACTACTGGACTTGTAACGAACATGGATGCACAGACTCAGAAGAAATAGAGGTGGACTTAGATGAAGAATGAGGTTAACTATCCCAACTATGACGGCACACAGAACTGTGCACGTATGGGTGTTGATGTGTTCTATCAGGACTATGACAACAAGACAACGGCGCAAGAGGTACGAGACTTGAAAGAGTTTTGTTCTAACTGCAACATCCTCGCTGAGTGCATGGAGTACGCAATTAAGCATGAGAAGTATGGTTTCTGGGGTGGCACTACACCTTACGAGAGACGTACTATACGCAACAAGCGTGGCATTAGATTGAACTTACCAGAAAATGATTGGACAAAAAAGTAATGGTAATCAGCACAGTTGAAAAAGAGTCAGATGTTTATGAGGAAATACACGTAGAGATTGAATCAGACACAGCGTCAATCTTTCTAGGCAACACACATTTCTTTATGAAACGTGAGACGTTTGAACGGTTAATGTTTACAATGCAAGGTGCGCTACTGGAAGAAGAGGTAATAGGTAGTCTATGAGTTTCATTCTATTTATGGTATGCCTTGGACAGGCACTAGTGATACGCAGGTTGTATCGTGAGAACAAATTACTAACAAGTGTGATGCGCAAGTGAGGACACGTAAGAAAGAACTTGACGCTATCGCAGATGTTCTTGAGCAGGAACACCACGATGTCGTGTACCTAGCAGAGATTATCTGGAAGTTAGTAGATGAGATGCGCCGCGAACGTGAACTCTACGTGGTAGGTGTGAACTATCAGGGCGTTGGACAGTTTCTCTTTGGTGCTTATGAGTCAGTTGCTATGGCTACTAAGGATTACGAGGGACGAGGTAACATCCGAGCACTAAAGCCAGGTGATGTAGCCAGAGTATTCAAGGTGCTTGCACCTACCAAAGTCTTTGCAGATAGTGATGAAGTGCAGGGAGACTTGTTTG